TATTGCTATCGTATGTAAGGAACTAGGTACCGACGCACTTCGTGCCTCGTTATCAGTCCTTTACATGCCGAGAGCTTTTCGGTTGGAACCTACTCCATCTTTTTCAACAATTGAGAAGGCCCCAGGTTATCTGGGAGATCCCTCAAAGTTAAGGAAGAATATGGTTAGGTTCCTAATTGAAATTGGAATGAATCCTAAATTCTTTGGTACAGTACCAAAGAAAGTAAGATTCAAATCTTACCATCATTCCACGAGATCAGGCCCTAACGGACCTGGTCTTTGGTCTTCTATACAGGATTTCATGTCTCTACCTCATTCGTTAAAAATACGTATAGGCATTCTTGGTGGTGATGAATTATCACTAAGGATGGACTATATGGAATCTTTAACAAAGAATGATGCAGTGAAGAAATTCTTTAACGTCGGTGAAAGCCGTTGTTATCGAAAACTAGCACTGCTCTCCGATAAGGAGGGTAAGACACGTGAAGTAGCAATTGCAGATTATTGGTCTCAAACTTGTTTGAAACCATTACATACATATCAGTCTTCTATCCTGAAAAGGATAAAAGGTGATTGTACACATAATCAGAGTAAGCTTATAAACACGTTACAAGCTGATCCTGGTCATATGTATCACAGTATAGACCTAACTAGTGCTACCGATAGATTTCCAATTGATATTCAAAAGGAGATGTTATCGATATACACTAATAGGACCTATGCTGATGCATGGAAAGGAATCATGATAGACTATCCATTTGATTCTTGTAAAGGTAAAATCAATTATCTTACAGGAAATCCTATGGGTTTCTACTCATCATTCACCTCATTTGCTCTTGCTCACCATTTCTTTGTATGGCTGGCCTGTAGAAGGAGTAATTACCAATTTTCTAGACTTCCTTATATGTTACTCGGTGACGATATTGTCATCGGTAACGATAAAGTTGCTAGAGAATATAAGCAGTTACTTTCAGAATGGGATATCCCATTCCAACCTTCTAAGACCTATACCTCACCTTACGGTTTCGAATTTGCAAAACAGATTCGATACAAAGGATTCAATATTTCGCCCCTAAGTCTTAGTTCTTTCTACAATAATAGGAGAAATTACACATTGTGTATATCCTTTCTTGTTGAAGAACTCAAGGCTAAAGGATGGAATGTTGAGAGGAATATTTGGGTAGATTCCTATATGAGAAGAATTCAAAAATTCTCCTCAAGGAGATACCATAAGGTTAAACCTATGGTTGACCTATCATTAAAAATTCTTGATTACCTACAGGGTACGAGTATCACTTTAGGACCCCAACTAGTTGAGATCGTAAAGAGATATTACTCTAGCCCTGTCCTTAATAATCCAGCATTTGCTCAGGTTTTCGCAAACGAAATCCTGAGAGAAATGCTTATTAAGGAGGGTAACCAAAGAAAAGACTTAAATAGACAATTATTTCGGAAAACCGATAATAGGCGTATATTTAAGTTATTAATGATTATAGGTAAGGATAGAGAACTTAAAACAAATTATTGTTATAAGTCTTTACCTTTTACGAGCTACTACAACGAGAATGTTATCAATAACATAATCTATTCAGAAAAGAATTCTGAAAGGAAGATTAGTGTTACTGATAAGTTCGATAGAACTATGCTGAGAAGCATATATTCCGTTGATACTAGACCCGTAAATCTATCTGACTATTACGCTAGAGGTCGTGAAGTTCTTTACAGAACTTCATGGTCGATAGCCAAGGAATTCTACAAGAGTTCCTTGGAGGTAGATAGCATAAAGGTATTCGGTAAACCGTATCCTTTAAAGCTAGTACCGGTCTAGTCAACCGGACCCATAACG